TTACAGTTATTACTTTCTAAAGCACAAGATGAAAATGGTACAAAACTTTTTAAAGCAGCAGAAATTGATATTTTAAAAAACGAAGTAAAGGACAGTGATTTACAAAAATTAATGCTTGCTGTTATCAATGAAGAAGAGGAGGAACAAATTGACCCAAAAGATTAGCTGTTGAATTAAAAAAAGATAATTTAATGATGTTGCAATTTGGTGTTGCAAAAGAATTAGGAAAGACTTTAAAAGAAATTAGAGATATGACTTTAGATGAACTAATAGGGTGGAGTTCATATTTTGAAGTTATTAACGAAGAGCAAGAAAAAGAATTTGAAAAAGCAAAACGAAGGAGATAAGCTAGAATAAAGTAACCTTTTATTGTTTAGTCGTGGCAACTAGAGCAGATATAGAGATTAATGTAAAAGGTTTAAAGAAAGTTCAGGAGTTATCAAAACTTTTAGATAAGGTTAGCGGAAAAGTAAATCAACTAAATAAAGGAGGAGGAGCAGCTTCCGAAAAGAAAACTAATAGATTAGAAAGAGAATCTCTAAATCTTCAAGAAAAGAAAAGAGCTTCAATGATTCGAGTTAGAAGTGTTGGAGATCAGATAGCAAAAGCAAAAGCTCAAGGATTAAATGTTGATAAAGCAAGTAGAGCTATAGATAGAGCAGCTTTAGCAAATGCTAAAGGTAAATTTAAAGTAGCAAAAGCACAAACAGAAAAAGCACTTTTAGAATTAAAAACTCAACAAGCAATATCTAGAGAATTAACACAGCAAAAGATACTAAGAAGAAGTGGAAGTCGAGGTGGATTCATACCAACTGGGGGTGCAGGAGGGGCTGGTGGAGGAGCATTTACAAGTGCATTAATCAGTGGTGCGTTTCCGTTACTTTTTGGACAAGGGCCATTAGCTGCTGCTGGTGGATTTGTTGGGGGTTTTGCAGGAGATAAACTAGGTGGCAAAATGGGAGGGTTTGCAGGAGGTTTAGTTGGAACTTCAATCGCTACTGGAATACAATCTTTAATTACTAATATTGAGCAATTTGGTGGAGCATTAGACCCTGTGAGAGGTAATGCTGCTCAAGCTGTACAATCTCTTGGATTTTTAAGTTCTGCCCGAGCAAAAGAAATTCAAATTATTGAACAAACTATAGGTAAACAAGCAGCGTTAAATGCAGCTAGACAAGAATTAGTTGCAGTAGTAGGAACTCAGCAAACTAGAGATTTAATAGAAGCATCAAGAACAATTAAAGAAACACAAAATAGAATCCAAGAAAATTTTAAGAAAGTAATGGCTAATGTTGCTAAATTTTTTAGCGATATTACTACGGGAGGAATGGTACAGACAGGATTCGTTAATGAAGGAATAAAAGCTAATCCTAATGATGAAAGAGTAAATCAATTAATACAAGCTGAGAAAGCATTAGAAAAATTAAATTTACAAGGATTAGATTCAAGACTCGAAGGATTTGTAGAGACTAGACCTGGTTCGTTTTTAGGCAGTCAAACTAGATTTACAGAAAAAGGAAAGAAAGAAGTAACAAGGTTACGAAATCTTATTAGAGAGTTAAGATCAGAAGTTGCATCATTAGGTGTAGATGCAAAAATTGGCGACATAGTTAAAGATATTAATGTAGATTTTCAAGAACAGATAGATATTAGGAAATCTGCTCAAAAGTTAGAAGCTGATATTCTTGCTTTAAGAGCAGATGGTGTTAATCCAGCGATAGCAAAAGAATTAGCTCTGTTAAATAAAGTTAATAAAGATACGATTTCTGGATTAGAGGCTGAATTAAAGTTAAGAACTGACAACTTAGCAAATATTACAAACCCAACTAAACAGGATCTTGAAAAACAAGCTATTGATCGGTTGGATGAGAGAATAAAAAAACTTAAAGAGTCAAATAAAGCACAAATAGATGGAATAAAAGCTACTATGCTAGCGAATATAGAAGCAAAAAAATTAAATGAAACTTTTCAAAAATTAAATGAAACGATAAGAAATGATATAAAAGAAGGAATTAAAGGGTTAATTAAAGGAACGTCTACTCTTGGCGATTTATTAAACAATGTTGCTGATAGGTTTTTAGATTTAGCCTTAAACCAAGCGTTGTTTGGAAGTGCATCAGGAACTTTCAAAAAAGGTTTTGGAGGAGGAATTTTTGGAGCTATTGCTGGAATGTTTGCTAATGGAGGCAGACCACCAGTAGGTAGACCTTCAATTGTAGGGGAGAAAGGGCCAGAATTATTCGTACCAAGATCTTCTGGAATGATTGTGCCAAATAATAAACTTGGAGGTGGCGGTAGTACGAGTGTTGTTGTTAATGTAGACGCATCAGGTTCAGATGTTCAAGGAGATGATGCTGGAGCAAAAGAACTTGGAACTCTCATATCTGTTGCAGTACAAGGAGAGTTATTAAAACAACAAAGACCTGGAGGACTACTTTCTAGTTTACGCTAATGGCTACTTTTCCTAGTTACAATCCACAATATTCTGCTACAAAACGTAGTCAGTCCAATCTTAGAATTACTCAATTTGGAGATGGCTACCAACAAAGAACTACTTTTGGTTTGAATCAAGATCCAAAAGTTTGGAATCTTACGTTTAACGTTGATGATGAAGATGCAGATGAGATCGAAACATTTTTAGAAGCCAGAGGAAAAGATGGAGCATCATTTGATTGGTCTCCTCCTGACACAACAACAACATTTAAATGGATATGCAGAAGTTTTTCTAGAGAAATATTTGAGTTTGATCGAAATAGAATCTCAGCTAGTTTTGAGGAAGTATTTGAACCTTAATGGCAATACCAGTTTCAGCTTTACAAGAAATAAATCCTGGAGCAGTAATAGAACTGTTCACTTTGCAACTTGATGCGACATTACATGGTTCAACTACAATTTATAGATTTCATAATGGTGCAAATCTAAATGCAAATGGAGAAGTTGTATGGGCTGGTAATACTTATTTAAGATTTCCCATTGAGTGTACTGGTTTTGAATTTACGGGAACAGGAACTTTACCAAGACCAACAATATCTGTCAGCAATATCTTTGGAACGCTTACTGCAATCATGCAGAACGTAAATCAAACAACAGTTGGTAATGACTTGAATGGTGCAAAATTAACAAGAATCAGAACTTTGGCACGTTTTCTAGATGCTGCTAACTTTACTCCGCAAACTGTCACAAGCACATCAACTCAAACTGTAGCTGACCCTTCTGATGCTGAAACTGTCACATATACTGTCACAGTGGTTCAAGATTCTGGCGGTAATAATGTTTTTGCAATAAATGGAGTTCAAAAGCCTGTTATCACAATGAAGCGTGGCTCAACCTATATTTTTAATCAATCCCATAGTTCTAATGTAAATCACCCGTTAAGAATCAAATCTGATGCTGGTGGACAACAAACTACAGTTAATGCAGGGACTTTAGGTACAGATGCAACTGTAACTTACTCTCCAGCTTATCCTTCTGCTCCAAATGATCTCAGATATTATTGTCAAACTCATGGAAATAATATGGGTAATACAATTACAATGAACAACCCAAATACGATCCAACAAACAACAACTTCATCCTCCACTACGCAATCTAATCCATTTGGTACTCCCGATCCAACGGCAGAATTTCCTCAAGAGATTTATTTTTTAGACAGAAAAATTAGTGAGAATAGAGATGTTGTCCAATGGGAAGCTATATCAGCCCTAGACTTGGTAAACGTAAAATTACCAAAAAGGATTGCCACTAGAGATATTTTCCCTGGCATTGGTACGTTTGTTGGATGACTTGGCAGGATATTGCACTTAAACACGCAGAAAAAGATGCACCACATGAAGCGTGTGGTTTATTAACTGTCTATAAAGGTAAAGAAAAGTATTTTCCCTGTAAAAATCTTGCAGAAGATTTGGGGGAACAATTTATTATTGATCCTGATGATTGGATAAAAGCTGAAGATGCTGGTGAAGTTATTGCTGTTTTTCATAGTCATCCACAGATACCACCATTTCCTAGTCAAGCCGATCTTGCAAGTTGCGAATACTTAGATTTACCTTTTTATATAGTCACCCCAGAAACAAAAGAATGGCATTATTTTGAACCATCTGGCTATCAAAAAGGATTGATTGGTAGACAATGGGTATGGGGTGTTCAAGATTGCTGGAATCTAATACACGATTGGTATGAAGAAAAGAAAAATATTACGTTAAAACATTGGGAACGACCCAAAAGTCCTGAAGAGTTCAGTAAATCGCCTTTATTTGAATATGGATTACCTCTTACTGGTTTTAAAGAATTAGATGATACATTAGATTTAGAAAAAGGTGATGTATTGTTAATGGATACAGGCACAGGTAGTTTAGATCATGTCGCTTTGTATGTAGGAGATCAAACTATTCTTCATCATTGTGTGAAAAGACTTAGTTGCAGAGAAACTTATGACCAAAAGTATATAGAATGGACAAAGAAGAGGTATCGCTATGCTCAGTAAAATAAAAGTTTACGGAAGATTAGCTCGATTTCTTGGAGAGCGTACATTTGAAGCTGAAATATCAACTCCACTCCATGCTTTTAAGTTTTTACTAGCAAATTTCCCTCAAGTAGAAAAACACATGATGGAGCAAAACTACTGTGTAAAAGTCGGCAAAGATGAGATTAGTGAGACAGATCTTTTTAATCCAATAGGCCAACAAGAAATAAAAATAGTACCAATAGCAACAGGTTCAAAAGGATTTACAAGAGTATTAGCAGGAGCAGCTTTAATTGGTTTGGCTGTAGCAACAGGTGGAGCAGGAGTTACTTTTTCAGGATTAAGTTTCAGTGCAAATGCTATCGTTCCATTAGCTGCACCCACTTTAGGGTCTAGTTTGTTAGCAGCAGCAGGAAACTTAGGTATTTATTTAGCATTATCAGGAGCAGCACAGATGCTTACTCCTGTTCCACAACCTCCAGGAGTTTCTGAAGATCCACAATCTCAAAACTTTTCATTTAGTGGAGTGCAAAATACATCAAGAGCAGGAACAGCAATACCTGTAATTTATGGAGAAATTTTTGCTGGTTCTCTAGTAGTATCAGCAGGAATTGATACAGTACAGATAAAAGGTACAGCGTAAATGGGAATTGTTAATCGCTCCGAAGATGATGTAGTAGTAGATTCCTCGCTACCCTCTGATGCCTTATCGAGTAAACAATTTGCAACTATTGTTGATGTTCTTAGTGAAGGTGAAATAGAAGGTTTTCCATCAGCAGCAGCATTTACAAAAGGCACAGCCAACTACAATACAGCAGCATTAAAAGATGTATTTTTAGGAAAAACTCCAGTATTAAGAGCTAGTGCCGATCCAACAAATACTCAAGCTACCGATTTTAACTTTCAAGATGTAGAGTTTGAACCTAGATTTGGAACGTCAAATCAAACATTTATTTCTGGTATTGCAAACATTGAAACAGAAAATAGTGTAGGTGTAAAAGTAGAAAACGGAACTCCAGTATCAAGACAGATAACAAACTCCAATATTAATGCTGTTAGAGTTACTATTCGTTTTAATGGTTTACAAACTTTTGAAACTAACGGAGATGTTAATGGTGCGACAGTAGAGTTAACGATAAAAATCATTCAAAATAATGGAACGACAAGTACTCCAATATCTGACACAGTTACGGGAAGAACTTCTTCAGCATATAACAGAGATTATCGAATTGATCTACCTAGCAGCCTTAACTATCCGATAACTGTTCAAGTAACGAGAGTAACTGCTGATGCTTCTGACCCAAATAGATTAAGAGATGAATTTTTCTTTCAATCTTTTACTGAAATTATTGATGAGCAAAGACCTTACCCTGATATTGCCCATGCAGCCTTAAGATTTGATTCTGAACAGTTCTCATCTGTTCCAAGACGAATGTACAAAGTTCGTGGGGTAAAAATAAAAATACCTCACAACGGAACTGTAGATGCAACAACTGGAAGGATAGTCTACACAGGAACATTTAATGGAACGCTTACTACAACTAAGGTTTGGTGTTCAGATCCAGCTTGGATTTTATTTGATCTTTTAACAAATGTTAGGTATGGATTAGGAGATCATATTACTGAAGCTCAATTAGATAAATATGCTTTTTATAGTGCTTCTGTTTACTGTTCAGAGTTAGTAGATGATGGTGCAGGAGGACAAGAACCTAGATTTAGCTGCAATACTATTCTTCAAGCAAGACAAGATGCCTATGAAGTCGTAAATTCTCTTACTTCTGTAATGAGATCAATAAGTTTTTGGAGTGCTGGTTCTCTTACGATTTCACAGGATAGACCTACAGATCCTAGCTATTTGTTTAATTTATCAAACGTAACATCAGCAGGATTTGGGTATTCTGGTACGAGTCTTAAAACAAGAGCAACAGTAGTTTCGGTGTCATATTTTGACATGGATAATCAAGAATTAGACTTTGAAACTGTAGAAGATGCCTCTGCAAAAGCTAAGTATGGTGTATTACATAAAAAAATTACTGGTTTTGGCTGTAGTTCTAGAGGTCAAGCTGCAAGATTAGGTAGGTTTTTATTATTTGAGGAACAAAATTCTACTGAAACAATTAATTTTACTACTGGTTTATCAGAGGGAGTTGTTGTAAGACCAGGACAAGTTATCGAAGTTAGCGATCCAGTAAGAGCAGGACTAAGAAGAGGAGGAAGAATAAAATCAGCAACAACAACAACTGTCACAGTAGATAACACTGAAGATACAGATTTAGACGCTACAAATAGTCCAACACTTAGCGTTATCCTGTCTGATGGATCAGTAGAAACAAAACCTGTTAGTGGAATTGTTGGTGCTGTTATTACAGTATCTTCTGCTTTTTCATCTGCTCCAAATGCAAATAGTGTTTGGATTTTAAGCAACACCACTTTGCAAACTACTCAGTGGAGGGTAGTTAGTGTAACTGAAGATAAGGATAATTATGCAATTATTGGAACGGCTTACAACTCAGGAAAATTTGCATTTATTGAAGATGGATCTCCTTTACCTGTTAGAAATGTAACTATATTAAATGCACTAAAAGATGCTCCTACTGATTTAACTGCTACTCAACAGTTCTATGTTGAAAATCAAAAAGCAAAAGTAAAGATTATTCTTGACTATGAAGCTGTTCAAGGTGTCAGTCAATATAGGATTCAATATAGAAAAGACAATGGAAACTTTGTCAGCACTACTGTCACAGGAACAGATTTTACAATATTTGATGCGAGTGAAGGCACTTATGAATTTAGAGTATTTAGTTTAAATGCAGCATTAGAAGCATCAGCAGAGCCAGCTACATTAACAAAAGATTTTGCAGGAAAAACTGCAATTCCAGCAGATATGACAGGGCTTACTGCCGAACCAATAAACAATAAACTGATTCGTTTGAAATGGAATAGATCAACAGATATTGACGTTACTCATGGTGGTTTAGTCTATATAAGACATGATAGTTCTGGAACTGATGGCACTGGTACGTTTGAAAAAGCTGTTGACTTAATAGAAGCTGCTCCAGGCAACTCAACTGAAGCGGTAGTCCCTGCTATCACTGGAGAATACATCCTTAAGTTTCAAGATGATGGTGGTAGATTTAGTGCAGGAGAAGCTAGTGTTGTTGTAAATATCCCAGAAATAACTGATGATTTACTTGTCCAAACTAGAAGAGAAGATTTAGATAGTCCTAAGTTTCAAGGTGTAAAAGTTAATACAGCTTTTGATGCTACAACAAATTCTCTTAATTTAACTGGTGCAGGACAATTTGATGCTATCGCTGATTTTGACGCTCAAGGATCACTAGACGATATTGGAGGAATATCTCCATCAGGCACTTATGACTTTGCGTCTACCTTAGATTTAGGTGCAGTATTCAGTCTTGATTTAGTAAGACATTTCAAAACAGAAGGTTTTTATCCAGCAGATTTATTTGATTCAAGAACTGCAAACTTAGATACTTGGACAGACTTTGATGGAACAGATGCTAATGATGTAGATGCTCAATTATTTGTACGCACCACACAGGATGATCCTTCTGGTTCTCCTACATACAGCGACTTTCAAAACTTTACAAGTGGTATGTTCAAAGCAAGAGGATTTCAATTTAGAGCAGTTCTTACCAGTGATGATCCAGCACAGGATATTAGAGTATTTCAGTTAGGTTATTCAGCAAAATTAGAAAAAAGAATAGATCAGGGAACT